TCATAAAATTCAAGCTGCTGTTGCTATGGAGCAACGGGCAAGAGAAATGGGTAAAACCTCTGAAGCAGCAGTCTACCGAAAATTCATCAACTCGATGAAAAAGAAAACTAAGAAGTAATTATTATGGTTGATAATGTATATCTTGGAAATCCTAATTTAAAAAAAGCAAATACACCGATTGAATTCTCTGAAGAGAATATCATTGAGTTCTTAAAGTGTAAGGATGATCCAGTTTATTTTGCAAAGAAATACATAAAGATAGTATCACTTGATGAAGGTTTAGTTCCATTTGATCTATATCCTTTTCAAGAAAAACTAGTCAACAATTTTCATAGAGAAAGATTTAACATCTGTAAGATGCCACGACAGACTGGTAAATCAACCACTGTGGTATCTTATCTTCTACATTATGCGATCTTCAACGATAGTGTTAATATAGGTATTCTTGCAAACAAAGCAAAGATTGCTATGGATCTGCTCGGTAGATTGCAGACTGCATATGAGAACTTACCAAAATGGATGCAACAGGGCATCATAGCATGGAACAAAGGTTCATTAGAATTAGATAACGGGTCAAAAATATTAGCAGCATCTACGTCTGCCTCTGCTGTTCGAGGTATGTCTTTCAACATACTATTTCTTGATGAGTTTGCTTTCGTTCCAAATCATGTAGCAGATGATTTCTTTGCTTCAGTATATCCAACAATTTCTTCTGGTACAAGCACCAAAGTTATAATCGTATCCACTCCTCGTGGTATGAACCACTTCTATAGAATGTGGCATGACGCTGAGAGAGGAACAAATGGATATATTCCTACCGATGTTCATTGGAATGAAGTGCCTGGTAGAGATGAAGCTTGGAAAGCACAAACTATAGCAAATACTTCCGAACAACAGTTTAAAGTTGAGTTTGAATGTGAGTTTCTAGGATCTGTAAACACTCTAATTGCACCTAGTAAACTTAAAAACTTAATTTATGATGCACCCATAACTAAGAATGCTGGATTGGATATCTATGAGGACTCAATAAAAGATCATAATTATATGATTACAGTTGACGTTGCTCGTGGTTTAGGAAATGATTATTCAGCGTTCATTGTGTTTGACATCACTGAGTTTCCATATAAAGTTGTAGCAAAATATCGGAACAATGAAATCAAACCCATGCTGTTTCCAAACATAATTCATAGTGTAGCTAAAGGATATAATAATGCATTTCTTTTAATTGAGGTAAATGATATTGGAGATCAAGTGGCAAGTATCTTGCAATATGATCTAGAGTATGATAATCTATTGATGGCTTCAATGAGAGGTAGAAATGGTCAGGTGGTTGGTCAGGGTTTCTCTGGTAAGAAGTCTCAGTTAGGAGTTAGAATGACTGCAGCAGTTAAAAAATTAGGTTGCAGTAATTTAAAGACACTGATTGAAGATGATAAGTTACTAACCTGCGACTATGAAATTATTTCTGAACTCACAACATTTTCTCAAAAACATAACTCTTTTGAGGCAGAGGAAGGTTGTAATGATGATTTAGCGATGTGTCTTGTAATCTTTGCATGGTTAGTAGCACAGGATTACTTTAAGGAGATGACTGATAATGATATAAGGAAAAGAATATACGAAGAACAAAAAAATCAAATCGAACAGGATATGGCTCCGTTCGGTTTTATATCAGATGGTCTGGATGATGAAACATTTGTTGACTCTGAAGGAGATAGATGGCATACTGATGAATATGGTGATCGCTCTTACATGTGGGACTACAGATGATTTCATTTTTACTTTTTAATGCAGGTTTTTTAAATCTTTTATTTTATGTTTTCGCAATCGGATTTGTGATTTCATTAATATTAGAACAGTTTGTAAAAAATACAGGAACTGAAGAAGAACTTTTTATTGTACAGACAAATAGAAAGTATTGTTGGCGACAAGCATGGGTTACAAACATCCTATGGTTCTTTTGTAACGTAGCATTATACATAGCATCTAGAAATGCACAACCTGTAGATAACTTCTGGAATGGTATCTAATGGACTTAGATGATCAATTTGATCTAGAACACATACTACTAAAAGAAAGAAAGTGTAGAGTATGTGGTGAAATAAAAGATTTGATTGATGGATATTATCTTACTAGAAAGGGCAGAGGAGACATTCCATCTGCCTATTCTTATGAATGTAAGATATGCACTATTAAAAGAATTGTGAAGAAAAGAAAATCAAATACAAAAGAAAAGGAGTGGTATTATCCAGATTGGTAATGTTCATGTGCTGTTTCCCCAATGAAAATACCCTTTTGAATAAATAATTTTAAATAAATCTGAGATTCGGAGAGTAAGG